CGCGGAACGAGATCCCCATCGTAGACTGCTTTGTCTATCGATGAGAACAGATCAGCATACAAGAGGGCTGAGATGCGCCTGAAATTAGAACGCACCTCATCTGTCATGAGCCGATCATGGACTCGAACATCCTGCTCACACTGCATGAACTCCTGGAATGCATTACAAATGCGTGCAGGAGCACACGGCAACTCTATCTTGCTAAAGAGCAGCGTAAGCTGCCGTATAGCTTGAATCGAGTCAACGTGCGGGTCAGGCAGTAGGACTCCATCACTGGAGAACACACGACTAAGGAAACCCGATAGGAATATCGGGAGACCAGCCTTTCGCTTAAAACCAGCGAAAAGGCTAGAGTCCACATAACCCTGCTCGAGGCCTTTTTGGAGGTCCTTGCAGAATTGTGGAAGGGCTATCGTTAAAAACGATAGCCCCTCGTGTGCAACTCGATCTGTGACTGTTTTGAAGTCACGATCAGTGCTGGTTTGACACCAACCGCCAACTTCGTTGGCGGTCATTTGCCAGAGCAACATTAGGCTTTTCAACTCTCCTCCTTAAAGAGGTAGTAGTTCCCAAGCCATGTTGCCAATCCGAGACGACGAAAGACGGTTAGCTTTCGCCACCCAGGAGCTGCGTAACCTTCGCGCCGGAGGACGCGGTGAGATAGGCAACAAGCCCATCCACCACATACTTGGCCTCGGTGATCGTGTAGCCCTGGGGCGGAACGTCGACAACTAGCGTACACGACATCGAGACGCGCTCATTGCGCGTCGTGTCGAACGGGTTGGCGGCGATCTTGTTGTCCGTGAACTTCACCGCACGGCGAGTACGCTTGCCGTACTGGTGGGAGATCACGAGCGAGTTGGTACCGTCGTCCTGCGTGAACTGGCCGGAATTAATTCCAGAGCCAGTGCGCGGCATGGACTGAGCAACGGCATTGACCGTAATGCTCTGCGGATCAGCGAAAGACATGGCAATCGCTCCTTTCTTTCGTAGCGTTAATAGCTACGGTCGCAATGGCTTACTGAAGTTGCCATCATTTGCGCTTGGACAAACCAAGGGCAGCAATGATGGACAGCTGGAATTGACTGAAGGAGTCAAAATCCAGCCCAAAACCGAAAGGTGTGGCTTTACGCCTGCGTTTCACAGTTGTAGTGAACACTTGCGTAAGGTCAGGGATCGTAAGGCCCTTAAGGGCAACGTCCCTCATGCGGTATGTGGCAGTAATGGTGGATTTTTCCATCATATACCCATACGGCATGACAAGGCCATCCTGAGCGAACTGGCTGACATTATGGAGAAGATCTCCAGTATTGCCAAACCAGTCGGCGGCCCAGCTCCAGGGGGTAAGGTTCCAAACAACCTCTGGGGTGATTTTAACGCCATACAGTTTCTGAAGGCGCTGCAGATCACGCTCGAATGCGCTAGCACTTGGAGAAGTAGTGTCCAAGTAATAGATAAACGCACCCGAGAACCAGCGGCGACGCTTTACCTCAATATGACGGTAAA